CTAATGCCGATTTACTCGAGGCTAATGTCATCCCATCCGGAACTGCTACCCTTTCTGGCGCATCAACTTATGTTGGAGTCCAGCCTGTTCGATCAGCAGTCTTTGCCGTTTCAGTCGAAGTCTTTCAATCAAGAATTGCAGCCGGAGGACAAATAGAGGGTGTAGATTTTAGTGCAACGCCGTTCCGTCTTGGCCGATCGCTTTTTAATCGGTGCGTAGGATTATTAGGCGCATACATAGATGTTGAAAGCATGGCTCAATAAATGCCAGCATCAACAATTCTTTCATCAGTTCGCACGCCATTAGCAACCGCTTTAGGCAGCGTTACTGGTAGCGTTTATAGTTATGTTCCAGAATCCGTTTATCCACCAGCAGTCGTTTTCGTGCCTTCATCGCCGTATCTTGAAATTGAAACAATTGGCAAGTCATCTGTTAGATGTAAAGTCAATATGACAATCACAGCCATAGTTGCTTACAACAGCAACCCAGCATCGTTGGACAATATGGAGCAATTAGTAATGAGTATTCTGGCAGTTATCCCATCGGGGTATGTTGTCGGATCAGTTGAACAACCAACAGTTCAACAAATCGGATCATCAACAATGTTGATTTCTGATATAAATGTATCAACCTATTACACACAGACAAACTAAGGAGCAAGATGCCTACGACAGTTATTACCGGTCGAGATATTACCTTCACCATTGGCGGTAATAATTTCGATGCTCAAGTTACAACCGCAACTTTAGAATGCGAGAGAAATCGTGTTCGCTATGAAACTTTGGATGGAGCATCATTCAAGGTTATTGATGACAACTGGACATTCAACATCAGCATGCTTGCTGATTGGGGTGCTACCGGATCACTTTGTGAAATCCTTTGGGGAGTTGCTGAGAGCGCACCAAACACAGGTATCTCAACAGTATTCACAGCAGCAACAGGTGCAGCATTTACTTTCCAAATTCTGCCTAACTTCCCTTCAGCCGGAGGAACAGCACCAGATGCACAAACTCTTGATTTGAGTTTCCAAGTTATTGGAACACCAGCAGAATCATTTAGTTAATAAGAAATCGGGAGCAAAATGAAACTAAATATAACAATTGAATACAACTCAGGCGAGCAAGCCACTTATGTAGCCCAACCGCCTGAGTGGGCAAAATGGGAAAAGCAGACAGGACACACCATTGGTCAAGCATCCGAGAAGTTGGGCGTTTGGGATCTTATGTTTCTTGCTTATCATGCACATAAGCGAGAACTTGGTGCAGCCAAACCCATCAAGCCAATGGATATTTGGATGGAAACTGTTGCCGATGTAATTGTCGGTGATGCAGACCCAAAAGCCACCCAGCAGGAAGCCTAAGTAGATTATTGGTTGAGTTGGCAATAGCCACACAAATACCAATGAGCGAATGGGTTGAAGCAGAGGACATTTTAACAGCGATCGAGATATTGGAGAAACGGAATGGCAACTAGCACCCAACCTCTAATAGTCTATGATAAAAGAGAACTAAATTCATTTGCCAAGGTAATTAGAAACATGGGTGATATTGCCGTTCAAGAAACCAAGCGCAGGGTTGGCGAACTGGCTCAAAAAGAATTAACAGAGATTCGCAGAATTGCTGCATCAAGAGGCAAGGTTGCTGATCGTATCGCCCAAGGCGGTAAAGTAAAAAAGTCATCCGTACTTGGTGAAATATCTTTTGGTTTTGCTTCTCAAAAGTTTTCAGGTGGAGCAACAACTCAATTTAATACTCGCAATGATACAAAAGGCAATCGACTTGGTATTGGCGCAGCACATGAATTTGGATCTAAGAATTATCCCCAATTCCCAAGATGGAGTGGGCCAATGCCTAAAGGTTCAGGATCAAGAGGATATTTCATTTATCCAACAATTAGATTCTTGCAACCAACTATAATCAAAGAATTTGAACAAATCATTTTGGATATAAGAAAAGAGTTTGCTGATGGCAGGTAATAGCAGAACCTTAACCCTTGCACTTGCAGCCGATATTGATGGCTTAAAAAAAGGCTTAGATGATGCAAATAAGGTTGTAAATAAATCAGCCGATCAGATTACGGATTTTGGCAAAAAGGCTGCTTTGGCTTTTGCAGCCGTTGGTGCAGCAGCGACAGCATTTGCAATTCAAGCCGTTAAAAATGCCGCTCAAGATGAGGCTGCTCAAAGAAAACTTGAGGAAACAATAAAGGCATCAACCAATGCCACAGTTGCTCAAACTAAAGCAGTTGCTAATTATATTGACCAAACCTCTATTGCTATTGGTGTAACTGATGATGAGTTGAGGCCGGCATTTGCCAGATTGGTCAGATCCACTAACGATGTTGAAAGAGCGCAAGAACTCCTTAACCTTGCTTTAGATATTACCGCTGCAACCGGCAAACCTTTAGAGGCGGTTTCTAATGCCCTAGGAAAAGCATACGATGGCAATGCAACTTCATTAGGTAGGTTGGGCTTAGGTCTAGATCAAAACATACTTAAATCAAAAGACTTTGATCTTATTTACCAAAACCTTACTAAGACCTTTGGAAATTTTGCAGAAAATGAAGCACAAACTACCGAGGCTCAATTCAGGCGAATTCAAATTGCCGTTGATGAAGCAAAAGAAAGTATTGGTGCTGCTTTACTACCTTTGGTTCAGCAACTTGCTGCTTTTATTTTATCTACTTTAGTGCCGGCCTTGAATCAATTTGTTGCAGGTCTAACCAAAACTGAATTGACTGCTGGTGAAGCAGCAACAGGAGCATACGAATTTGGGCAACAATTAAGATCAACCATTGAATTTATCATTACCATAAAAGATGAATTGTTAATACTTGGCGGCATTATTGCGACTGTATTTGTAGCCAATAAAATAATTGCATTTGTAGCAGCAGTTCAAACATTGATTACCGCAATGGTTGCTTTAAGAGCAGCAGCAACCGCTGCAAGCGTGGCAACTGCTTTTGCAACCGGTGGAGGATCTATCGCTGCCGGTGCCGTTGCTTTGGCTGCTGCTGGTATCGCAACCGGAGTTGTAAGTAGTGCTGTTTCTGGAGGCAATGCTGCAAATACTGCATCGAAGGCTACTGCTGGTCAATTGGCTACTGGAGCAGCAAGGGCTGGCACGACAGTAAATAACATCACAGTTCAATCAGTAGATGCTGAGGGATCTGCCAGAGCCGTTGCTAAAGTATTAAATGACAGCGCATCAAGATCAACCCCACAACTTTACAATTCAGGAATCACTAGGGCTAGATAATGACAGTTTGGACACCTGATTGGAAATTATCGGTTGCCGGTGTTGATTACGAAAACATCACTATTGCCGATATTGCCCATCAAGCAGGGCGAGATGATATTTACACTCAACCAAATCCATCTTATTTACAAGTTGAGGTTGTAGCACTTTCTGGCCAAACTTTACCATTTGAAATTAATGATGGTTTAACTTTGCAGGTAAAAAATAGTGCTGGAACTTTTGTTAGTTTATTTGGTGGAAACATAACCGATGTAACTGTTGAGGTAAGAAATACCGGATCGGTTTCTAATGTAATAAGTTACACGCTTTTAGCAATGGGCAGTTTGGTCAAACTTGCCAAAGAAATTTATACAGATAACTTATCGCAAGATATTGATGGAGATCAAATTTATACTTTACTTTCATCATCATTATTAAATACTTGGAATGAAGTACCGGCAGCGGAAAATTGGTCAGGTTATTTAGCAACAGAAACTTGGGCAAATGCGCAAAACATTGGTTTGGGTGAAATCGATGCAGGTCTTTACACAATGTCAAGCAGATGCCGATCATCGCCAAACATACCTTTTGGCAAATGGGTACACCGAACTTTCAGCAAATACAGCCTTGGGTTCAGGTTTAAGGACTTTAACAAAATCAGCAGATATTCGTAATGATATTTATATCAATTATGGAAATAACTTCAATAATGAGGCAACCGCAACAGATACCGCTTCAATTGCCCTTTATGGTTACAAAGGCGAAACTATCAATTCAGCAATTCACGATGGAACTGATGCTCAAGAAATCGCAGATAGATACATAAGTTTAAGAGCCTATCCTTATGCAACTTTTGATAGTATCACCTTTCCAATAACCAATTCAGAAATTGATAATGCTGACCGAGATGCCTTGCTTGGTGTCTTTATGGGTCAGCCAATTCATGTTACAGATTTGCCAACCCAGATCAACAATGGCGCATTTGAAGGCTATGTTGAGGGGTGGCGATGGAGCACTCGATTCAATGAGTTGTTTTTGACTATCAATTTGTCGCCAATCAATTTCAGTCAGGTGGCAATGCGCTGGAATACTGTTCCGGTTACTGAAGCATGGAACACAATTGGCAACACTTTAACATGGGAATACGCTACAATCGTAGCCTGATAATAGGAGAAAAATGGCAAACACAACCAATTTCGGATGGGAAACCCCAGACGATACAGATTTAGTCAAGGATGGCGCAGCAGCCATTCGCACACTTGCTGGTGCAATTGACACTTCATTACTCGATCTTAAAGGTGGAACAACGGATCAAGTATTGGCAAAAAATTCCGGCACCGATATGGATTTCAAATGGGTGGCACCGACTGCTGGAGATATTGAAGGCGTAACCGCTGGAGTAGGTATTTCAGGTGGTGGCACTTCAGGAACAGTAACAGTTACAAACTCAATGGCAACAGAAATAACTGCTGCTGGAGATATTATTGTTGGAACTGGTTCAGGAACATTTGATAACTTACCAATTGGAACAACTAACCAAGTTTTGACTGCCGATACGACAGTTTCACCATATAAAGTAAAATGGGCAACTCCTGTTAGTGGTATGACAAACCCAATGACAACAACAGGCGACACTATTTATTCATCAAGCGGTTCAACGCCTGCAAGACTTGGCATTGGTTCAACTGGTCAAGTATTAACTGTTGCAGGTGGAGTTCCAAGTTGGGCTACTCCTGCTGCTGGTGGTGGCACAACATTTATATCACGCACAAGTTTTTCAAATGTAAGCGAACAATCATTTGATAATGTTTTTGATGGCAGTTATTGTGGTTTTATTATTGTTATCGAAAGGATTGGCGCAACAAGTGGTGCATTGAGATTCAGATTTAAATATGGTTCATCAACTGAAACCCAAGCGGCTTATCGTGCATCAAATTTTGGTGCTGCATATAACACAACAGCACTCACTTTTGAAAACACTTCTGATTTATCTTATTTGACATTAGATTCAACTAT